ATTGAATGTCAACAGTTCTTGGAAGAATGCATTCTCACACATCAACTTCTCTGCAAAGATGAATGCACCACCCTCATTCAGACCCTCATAGATTTTGTTGATTGTATCTTGACGAGTAGTCTTGGGCATGAACTGAAGAGTGAACAGTGAAGTCACCAGAGAACAGTTCTTGAACTCATAGTTGGTAACATTACCACGAACCCACTCCAAGAGTGCCCAAGGACAATCTTTACGAATCTCAACGTATCGATTATCAAGATCATCATAGAATCCACCAGCAAGTTCAACACCGATGTATTGAGCATACTTTCTGGATGGATTATTATTGATAATCATCTTGGTAAGTTTACCAGTGGAACAACCCACATCAACGACTTTTGTATGGTCTTCCACAAAGTATCGAGAGAACGATACAGTATCTTCTAGAAGGTTAGAATAACCCCGAATAGATTTGTCAATGTGATTGTCAAAACCTTCTGCAGAATGTGCGAAAGAAAAATCGTATGTCACTTACCTTCTCCATAATTAGGTGCCTTTAGTTCGGCGTTACGGATGTCATCATGAAGACGATCTACTGCGTTTCTCTTGACAGTATCATGTAGTTTTTTTAGTGCTTCAATGGTCTCAGGAGTCTCTTCCCAAGTCCAGACTTCACCACTCTTCCCAATGAATTCACGTTTCGTCATTTGCTTCCTCCTTAAGAACTTCTTCGATCTGTGTATCCAGACTACCAATAACCTCACGAATGTCAACAACACGTTTGGGAACACAGGTTGAATCGTAAGTATAATCTCTTTGTGCTTCAAAAAGAACCTGACGAACTGCAGCTGCAGAACGAACATCAATTTCAATTTTAACAGTCATAGTTATTCACCAAAAAAAGTATCCCACATTCCACTATCACCAGAGGAACGGTTTTCAAGTTTGTCAATCAAAGAATCAGCAGAAATCAAATTATCAATTTGTAAGACTAGATCTGCGATAGTTTTTGCAACAAATGGTTTTTCTCCTCTTGCAGCAAATGATAATGCATTACGAAGTGAAGATTCTGCTTCTCTTAGAGAATCTTCGACCTGACTAGAAAGTGCCATCAGACATCACCCTCTTTACGATTTTCAGAATAGTGAACATCAAATGCACCATCGGGATAACGCGCACTCAATTTTTCATAATTCAACTGAAGAACTTCATCAAAAGAAATGTCAAGTGCCATACATGCTTGAGCCATGTACCACATAATATCTCCGAGTTCACGTTTCATGTGGAAGACATTATCTTCGTTGTAAGGTTTACCCTGAAGAAATATCTTCTTTACAACTTCAGTGAACTCTCCTGCTTCTGCACTCAAACCAAGAGCAGCAGTAAGAAGTTGTGTAACATTAGTATCATCTTTGACTTCAAGTTCTGTCAGTCGATGGGACAGAGTAGGCCAGTCAAGGCTTGCTTGGCTGGTGGTTTGACGGACAAAGTCAATATACTTTTGAGGATCAATAGTCATATTTCAAATGGTTGTAATTCGGATTCTGGTAAAATTTGCTGTGCGGGAAGTTCAAGATCAGGTGCTAGTCTGACATGTTTAACATCTACAGTTTTAGGAGATGGTGGTAAAAGATGAACAGTAAATGTGTAACCAGGATTTAAACTACACATCAATTGTGCGTCTTGTTCTGTTCCACATTGACAAACTCTTTTACCCTCATCATTTTGTACTTCAAAAAATTTTGGGGAATTATTATTTACGAGTTGTGATTGTAATTTTCTAGTGGTGAGTCCCATATCAGAACTTAAATCCATCAAATGTTTTCTTTGGTTTTTGTTCCTCATAAGTATACTCTTCTTCTCTCTTATTGTCAAGAAGATCATCCTGTGCGTTTTGTTCACAGTCGTACAGTCTCATCTTTGCACGATCAATACCAACAACAAATCTCTTGTAGATACTAAGATCGTTGTATCTATTCTTGAGTTGTTTTACAAGTATCTGTCCCAAGGATTCGAGCTCTTCAGTCGAAATAAGGGCAAACATAAGATCAGCAGTAGCAGGGAGACCAAAGGACTCAGAAGTGTCAGTAAGCTCAACGTCACTGCTACCATAACCAGAACGAGTGGTCTGCGTGGCAGAAACGATAGGGACGTTTGCTTCACAAGCCAATCCTCTAAGCTCTTCAGCAATTGACTTAATAACCGTATATGAATTGACATTACTACCAGCGCGATACCGCGAGGAAGCACATATATTAAGGTAATCAATGAAAATAATGTCAGGTCTAAATGACTTCTTAAGTGCAAGTTCATTAAGAAGTGACTTAAAGTGTCCACTATGAGCAGATGCAGTTGGATATTCTTTAATAATCAATGTTCCCTGGGTCTTCTGTGCAAGATTGGTAACCTTTGATTCGAAAGTCTGTTTGGGAAGTTCAGTGATGTCTTGAATATTTACATTGAGAAGATTGGCATCAATACGTTCTGCGATCTTCTCTTCCGCCATCTCCATGGTGATGTACAAAACGTTCTTGTTCTGTAAGAGACAGGAGGATGCCATGTGACACATGAAAAGAGACTTACCAACACCTGTTCCGGCAAGAGCGATGTTAAGAGTCTTATTAGGAAGACCACCTTTAGTAATCTTGTTGAAGTATTCGAGATCAAATTCAATCTTACTTTCCTTCTTGTGATACAAAGCAAACCGTTCTTCATAATCAAGAAGGTAGTCATGACCAACATGATTATCGAAACTGACACTAAGTGCATCGGAAAGAATAGAAGGAATTGCATCAGGAGCCTTCTTACTATCTTGACCATCAGCAATCTGGATTGACTCCATCAATGCAAGATAGATGGCACGTTCCTTACACCACTTCTCAGTGGTATTACACAACCATTCAAACTCCTGTGGTTCTTCAACCAGATTACTAACCAAATGAACCAGTTCTTTGAATGACTGTTCGTTGATATCATTCCTCTTCTCAATCTCAATACTAAGAACTTCCTGAGTTGGAGTCTCGTTGTATTGATTGACAAAGTCAACAATCTCCTCAAACACAATCTTCTGATTATGATCTTGGAAATATTCTGGTTTGATGAAAGGAATTGTTTTTCTTAGATATTCTTCATTATGTAATAGATTCTTGAGGACAAGAAATTCAACCCTCTCCATAACTAAATTCTTTCCGTGCAATTTGATCTAACTTTTCCATTACCTCAGGGGTGAAGTATTGTTCGGGGTCTTTGAGGATGGCTTTAGCATAGACTTTCTTTCCATCAATTTCATATCGACCTGCGACATTCTTCCAAAGTCCGCCGATCTCACCGAGTTCAAGAAGACCGTAATAACGATCAAGACCGCGGTGATCATAATAAAGACGAACCGTAACATCTTTGTTCTCCTTACTTAAACGCGACTTAGCAGTCTTTGCCTTGATAAGGTTTCCAACGACTTCCGTTCCATCCTTTTCTTTCTTTTTTGAGAGATATATGATAGTAGAAGCGGCGTACTTAAGGCCACTACCTCCACCCATCTCTTTTGTAGGAACATAAGAACCGATGACATCGTAGGTATGATTGGTGACAATCATTGGAATGTTTGCTTGACCAAGTTTCAAAGTTAACATCCTGAATGCACCTTTGACCAATTGTGACTTGGTCATGTCTCTGACTTGTTTGTCAGCCAATGCGTCACTGATTTCTTTCTCAGTAGACAACATACCTAAGGAGTCTAACACAAACATACATGGTTTGCGTTCATCTACAGGTTTTTTTAAGTATATATCAACAGCCTTGAGAGCTTTGGACCTAAACTCCTCAATTGTTACGACATTCAAAACAACTACACGGTTTAGGTCAACACCCCGAGACTCAAGTAAGGACTTATTGACAGCTGCCTCAGTATCAAAATAGAGACAATAACCATCGGGATTGGAATCAAGAAAATTCTTAACCATGGCGAGGCTGAAGAAAGTCTTTCCAGTAGAAGACTCTCCAGCAATAGCAGTAATCTTATTGCCAGATACACCACCAAAAATACTACCTGAACAGAGTCCGTTAAAAATGTACGAACCCGTGTCAACATAGGTTTCGGAGTCATCGATGTCTGCGGCGAGTTGTGTGTAGTCATCACCAATCTCTTTTACAATGTCTTTAATGAAATCCATTATCCAAAAAATAGTTCAAGGTTTACAGTCTTCTCAACATTCCATCCAATAGCATCAAGGATTGTCTTGAGTGGTTCAAGGAAAGCTTTGTTGAATTGTAGTTCGTAATCAATATATTTGTCAACACCAATCTCACGGGGAAAGTCGGAGATGAATGAGATGACATTCTCTCTAATGGGATTAGCTTTCTTGAGGTAGATAAACTTAATCTTCTCTCCGTTGTTGATCTCAGAATATTTGTTTGTCAGTCCCAGTTCTTTTATATAGTGATTGTAAAGAAGAGCACCACGAACATGGATAGGAGATCCTTTTGCATAGATTGTGGAGTGACTCTTATGTTTCTTCACATCAGAAACTGACCGAGGAAATGCAATCTCTTCGGGAGGTAACTTGTTAAATACCTTTCTTGACTCGTCAATAAATTTAATAACATCGTCTTCAGTTCCATTCATCATCAACTTGAGTGCGTCCTTAATCATTTTACGACAAGGTGCAGGAGTGGAAGACTTAACAGCTTCGATACCCATGATCTTAAGTTTGGGTTCCGAATATCGAACACCCTCACTATCCCAAACATTGAGAATGTATCGTTTCTTTGCGGTCCAGATTCCACGGTCAGCAATATTCTCCCGTTTCATCTGCATCTTCTGATCATATGCATTTACATACGTCGCGAGTTCCTGATAACTCGTCTCGATAAACGGTTCCAACTTCTCTTCACAGACCTTATTAAGTAGGGTGACAACTGCTGCTTTGTCGCCAGACTTAGTACTAAGAAATTTATTAACAACAGGTCCAAAATTAATATAGATTGAGTCAGTGTCAGATGCAATGACATAATCTACTTTTTCTGTTTGTAATAGGTTATTTAGATAACCGTTTACTTTATTTTCAATCCATCGAATAGATGTTTGACCAGAAAGAGTAATCGCTTCTGCGTTTGCAAGTTTGAAGAAACGAAAGTATTGGTTACCAATTGCACCATAGCAAGAGTTTAGTGCAATCTTACGAGCCATCTGGAAGTTGTTGTACTTCGCGATATCCTTAACTGTCTGATCTCTCAGTTTGAGTAGTTGAGCATCAGACAACTTAGAATAGTCATTATCAGAGACATTGATCTCTTTCTCTGCACCCTCTCCTGCACCACCGATTAGATAGCCCATTTAATCAACCTCACCATTTTCATTCTAATCTTGTGAAAGATTAATTCTCTTTCAACACCAGGATCATCGCCACTCCAGACAGATGGAAACTTGACTGCATGACACCTTCTGCAGTGACCAGTAATAGGAACTTTCCTTAAACAAGTTTCACACCTCATTTTAGTCCCCTCCTCTTCAACTCAGATTCAATGTCTACCAGTTTTTGCTTTGACTTGAGCATCTGCTTCTTGAATGCTTTACGTTCAGCATACATCTTTTCCATCAACTCTGGCATAAACCCTTTGACATCCTTCCTAAACATTGCACCATTGGCACAAACTGCATAGTCTTTGTACATCTCAAAGGTGACCTCTTCACCCAGAATCTTATTCACACTGACGTTCGGATGCCTATCTTCTACCAGAGTCTCTGGGGAGATGTTGTATTGCATAATCAGGTGTGGATACAGAGAGTTCAAGTCAAAACTCACCACCCAGTCATATACACCAGGTTTCGGTTCCTTCACATAGGCACCAGCAAACTTATCACTCTTATCACTGTTATCCTTCTGCGGGATGACAATGTTTCTCTTCTTGAGATAATTGTAGATGATGGTATCCCACAGTCTTACCTGGAACATAGGGTCAACAAAGTTCACCTTTGCATCAAATGCCATGGTAACAACCAGTTCAATTAGTCGGAGTTTGTCCTCCAACCTGTCAACCAATTCCACGTCAATGATGTTATAGTCAACAAACTTCTTCCAGTTACCATTATAGAAGTCTTTGAAGGTGTCGAACTCGGAGTGGTCCAACTTCTTCTGACCAAGTTCTACCTGGGCAATATAATCCAGTCGATATGACTCTTGGTTTGTATAAGTAAATTTCTTATAAAGTTCAAGATAATCAAGAGTGGTAATGCCACCGATATCAAATACCTTATGCTCTCTTCCAGAGATAAACACCTCTTTTTGAGTAACAAGACCCCAGGGAGATAGATTCTTCTTCTGACGTTCACCTAAGACGCGCTCAACCCTACCGCAAATATAAGGGATATCATACAATCGAACATTCCAACCAGTGATAACATCTGGCCAATCTTCCTGCCAATAATTCACAAATGCTTGAAGCATATCTGCCTCTTCTTTGTGATAATGATATGTCACATTGCCTTGAGTAGGATTATATGGCTTCCTACCCCAGGTGGTAATCTTCTTAGTGGCATAGTCCTGAATAGAGATGGTCAACATCTCTTCAGAACAAGAGTCTGGATCAGGGAACCCCTCTTCTGATGCGACCTCAATATCAATGGTCACAAGTTTCATCTTCTTCACATCAAACTTGATCTCATCCTGAGGATAAGTATCAGAGATGTATTGGTAAATGTATCTCTCGTTTCCATAGATCTTAAACCCATCCACACCGTCATACTTCTTGTAGAACTCTCTACAGTCTCTGACGGTGCCAGGTTGAATCTTCTCTACATATTCTCCTTCCAGTGTTCTATATGGGGTCTCACCATTTGCTTTGACAAAGAGGGTAGGACGATAATCGTCCTTATATTGAACTCTCTTGCCATTCTCATAACCACGAACGAGGAACTTGTCCCCAACCATCTGAACATTGGTATAGAATTTCATTACTTCAGAAGGTCCTCATACTTTTCAGTCAGTTTACTATTAGGGTCAGCAATAGTCAAAATCTTATCAGAGTGAATCATAAATGTATTTTGTCTGGTCACATTTACCAACCAAGGGTGCAATGTGCCATCATCTTTGAGAACAAAGGGTTCAGTCAGTTTACAGTCTGGTTGACCCAAATCTGTAGAGACTTCATCAATTTGCGTCAGAAGAATCAGATCGTTCGTCAGAACCAGAAGTTTCAAGTTTTCGAGATTCATAATTTTCTACACCTTTGAGGTACATGTCTTTCAATTTATCTAGGGGGTTGACAATACTAACAACCCAGTCTGTCGGAACAGGAATGATTTCATCCTTGCTTAGGGGCATCCAAGGTGTCAGTTGCATCTTGAACGGTGATGGAGTATTACCCTCTTGATCCGACTGAGAACCAAAAAGATTTACTCGGCAAGGATACTTAAAGTAGTAACCAACTACCATGTCCTTAACGACCATCTCTTGGACATCAGCAACGATGTCTTCACCAGATTTCAATACAATCAGTTTTACGTTCATTCTTCTTTATTCTTCGATACCGTGTTCCAATAGTTTGCAAGTGCTGCCAAGACCTCAGGAGTTTCTTCCCACTCCCAGATCTCTTCATGACCTTTGCTGTCAATTCGCTTGTGTTGTTTGGTTGCCATGACATTCTCCGTTTCAACCATTATACCAGAAAAAAAGGGGGTTGTCCACTGGTTTTTGCCAGTGGCACCCCTGCGCCGACGATATTCAATTATATTTAGAGATAATCTTTGCGGGCGTGGTGTTCTGGAACTACCTTTCCAAGTCTGATAACCAAGAGTCCGTCTTCAAAGGTGACTTCCCTGACTTCTGTGTCGTCGGATAGAGTCCACTCTCTTTGAAAACTTCTTTGAGCCAATCCCTTGTGGATAAACGTCTTGTCCTCTGATTCGGATTTCTGTCCGGTGACATAAAGTTTTCCATACTCCGTGAAGACATTGACTTCCTCCTTTTTGAAACCTGCCAATGCAATCTCTAGTAGAGATTCCACATTATTTACTTGAATCAAATTGTAAGGTGGGTAATTTGTTACAGAATGATTGAGAACTCTGTCAAAGTAATCATCCAATCCAATGCTGTTCTTGGCAATCTTATCCATTAGGCTGGAGAGATCTGCCGCAGTATACCTTGCTAAGGTGTTCATTATGGTAGCTCCTTGTTAAAGCGAGTTTGTTTTGTGTGGACCCTTTCGGCGTCCATACTAATTATACAAGAAAGCATGAAAAAGGAGAGTGTGGTTTTCTACACTCTCCTTTAGGGTGTTCCGACTTGTAGAGTGCCGCACGAATGGCACATCATTATTTATTACTCAGTGGGTTCGGTCTTCCCTTTCTTACCAATATTATACTTCTGCTCCAGAGTCCACTCGTTCTTGTCCTTGTAGGGCAGAACCTTGATCTGATTCAGAGGTGCAATGTCCTGAATAGCATCTTCTTTGACTACATCAATCAGACCCCAGTCAACCAGCAGTCTGGTGATTCTGTTGCGTCTCTGAACATCATTCACTGTCAGGTTTGCATACTTACCATCCAGAGCAAATAGTTCCTTAAAGTGAACAATATAATACTTGCCCTGCTTATGCAGAATGTGGCAAGACTGATAGAGTTTCTTCTCTTTCCTGGATGCAACACCAATACGGGTCAGTGTCTCACGAACTTTCAGAAAGTCATCAGGTTCATTCAATTTAACCTCCACCATTTGGTCTTGCGACCAATTAACCTGAGGTTCCACAGTTTGTGTCATTTTTTCCCACCAATGTCAAGTTTGTCCTTAATAAAATCTATTTGTTCAGGTGATAGAATTTTCAGTGCTTGGGTTGCTTTCTCATTACTATATCCATAGTATGATTTCACAGACTCAATATCTGATATTTTATCCTTTCTGATCCAGGGAGAGAATCTCTTCCTTTTTCTCAAGATATTTATATAAAATTCATATTGCATATCTTTGTCCAAGAAGTGATACTTATTCATTTCATTGGCAAACAATACACAATCAAGGTGACCAGACAAACACCTATTGATAATAAACGGTGGGTAGTCTTTTTTGACAGAAGGATCTTCTTGGATAAGATTCTTCTTTGTAAAATTAATTGAGTTCAGCCAGTCCTTTAGTTCCATATCAAAATACAGCAGTCACACTTACAACTTGTGCCCCAGGGTTTCGTGCCAGAGCAACTTTTCTGGCATCCTGATAATCTGTGGCAATCACCTCTTCCTTAAAGACCGTTCCTGCCTTATACAATGTTACTTGGCATTTCATAGTTAAACAGCAATAATTCCTTTCTACTCTTTTGCTCTCGCATATATTCACCAACTGACCTCATTGTATAAGTAAGATCGAACTCGGCAGCACTCCAATCAGCGAATCGGTCTTTGACTAATTGATCAGAGTTGTAACTAATCAACTGATCAAGACTACAAGCAGAGCAGTCAGCAGCAAACCTATCGTGATCAAATCCTTTGTGCATTGACCCTTTACGCCCATAGAGGTTATCCTTAATGTCATAAGGAGGATCAAGATATACAAAAGCATTACCTTCACTACTAAGTAAGTAGTCATAGGAGTAATTAGTTATACGCCATTTTTTGATTATTTCTGAATATCCTGGCAGTTTGTCAATACCTTTGATTGAGAAGTTACTGTCACTTGCTTGGGCGGAGAAGGAGGAGGACTCAGTAAGACCTGAGAAACTACACTTATTAACCACATAGAAGGAAACAGCACGCTGGAAATCTTCAGTGTCTTCCAGAGGTCTAGCAAGATATGCTTTGGCGTCAAGGAATAAGTTTCTAGCACTGGTAGGTTCAACATGACGATATTTCAGTTGTAATAATTCATCTCTCATCTCCTGACCAAACATTTGTAGTTGTTGCCAGAAGTTGACCAAAGGTTCATATAGATCATTCACCCAGATCTTAAGGTCAGGATACTTCTTAGTGATGTGAATAGCGACACTACCGCCACCAAGGAATGGCTCACGGAACTCACCATACTCCCTCAGGTCGGGGAAGTATTGGTCCATCTTGGCACAAGCACGGGACTTGCCGCCAGGGTAGCGTAAAGGCGTTTTAAGAGATTTTTGGGTACTCATAACGATTCAATTTGTCAATGTATTCATAAATCAAAGACCATCCAAACTCATAGGTATTACCCCGTTCATCTTGCAGATAAAATGGAATGTTTGGGTGGCGGCGTTTAGCACTGTAATAGTGACTAATCACATTATAGTCGTCATCAATGTGACGTTCAATCTCTAGTTCTTCTTCAGACATCAGAGAATCAGTTTCTTGGTGGGAGTTGCAATAGGAGAGAACATCTCTTCATAGTTCTCAACCAGTTCGTTGTTCACGTTTGCAACATAAACAATCCACTTTTTGTTGATCTCCAGTTCCTTGTCATCACGATTCAGAAGAGGAGCATAAGGAGCAAAACCAAGCTGACCGTTACCTTGATTAAAGGCAACAATCGGGTTCATAAGAACAAGAGATTCCTCTTTGTCCTCCATTACATCAGCGACAACATCCTCACCAGAGGACATACGAATTACTTTTACGTTCATTTGAAGTTACACTCAACCATGATTTCAGTTAAACAAGCAAGAAGATTAATTTCTTGATCTGCCACGAAGGCAATTTGATATTGATACTTTGCAATGATAAGAACGGCAGCAGGAATACTAGCGTTCTCAAGGGAACCATACAGGGCATCATAGACCCTACGCAGAATCATTGCAGAGTCATTGTCTAGGTTGTCTACAACCCACTTACGAACTTCAGGGAAGTTCTTCTCTTTCAAGTTCTTGACCAGATTGACTACAGAAACGTCCGAGAAAGATGCAAGAATTCCAGAGTCAATTTGTCCCCCCACTGAATATCGTTGACACTCATTGAGGACTCGTCGCCAGTCTGGGAAGTGTTTGTTGATAAGTTCTGCAAGGACCTTTTTATCGAACCCAACACCCTCTGCAGTAAGGATAGTCTGCAGTCGCTCAAAGAAGAGTCCTGCAAGTGCTGCCTTTTCTTTTCCTTTAATAGCAAAGTCAATGACTGCACACCTTGAGTGAAGGGGCTCAAGGATTTTGTTTTTGTAGTTACAGGTGAAGATGAATCTGCAATTACCAGCAAATTCCTCAACAAACGCCCGTAGGAGGAGTTGTACGTCATTCCCTGTGTTATCTGCCTCATCAATGATGATGACTTTGTGTTTTGCAGTCGAAGAAAGTGAGACGGTCGAAGCGAAGTTCTTCGCAGTATTTCGGACGGTATCAAGGAATCGTCCCTCGTCGGATCCGTTGATGACATAAACGTCTGCTCCTAGTTCATTACAGAGTGCCTTTGCAACTGTGGTCTTACCAATACCTGGAGGACCAGAGAGAAGCATATTAGGCAACTCACCCTGCTTCAGGAAGTCCTGAAAGGTCTTCTTGATGCTGTCAGGCAGGATGCACTCATCAATCGTCTTTGGACGATACTTCTCTACCCAAATGAAGTTGCTCATAATCAAAAATAAAGTCAGTTTGTTTCTTTAACTCTTCTGGAAGTTCATCTGTCCAGATGAAATCAGAATGAGTGTCGTCAAGTTGAGGGGTGAACATTTCATCCACCTCCACCAAGTATAGCATAGTTGGCGTGTGGGTTGCACGCTCATCAGGGACATTGGGGAAGAAGTAGTTGGAGAAACCAATCAACTTGAAGTCTGGAATGTATCTTCCAATCTCCCTCATCTGAACTCTCTTTGCAAGTTCTTGAAGAGTCTCCTTGAAATACATTCTTCCACCAATAACCCAGTAGACTCCCTTTACAGGTTCATCTGTTCTCTTTATCAGTAGGTATTTGTCTTGACATTTGATTAGAAAGTCAACACAGAATACTGGGAATGATTTTATAATTCTCTTGTATTCTTCTTCAGGTATAAACATTATGCCAAAGGTCTAACAAATTGTTCACTTACTATATCAGTGGCACACATCATCTCATACATGTATGTCACTGCTGCTCTTGGAACTGTGTGGTCTCCACAAGTAAAGACATCACAGACTGCCATTCCATTCTCTGGCCAAGTGTGAATGCTAATGTGACTCTCTGCTAGGAGAGCAACAGCAGTCACTCCTTGGGGATGAAACTTATGAGATGAGACATTCAGCAATGTGCTTTTGCAGACTTGTGCTGCGTGAACAAGAACATTGCGTATATGTGCCTCATCATCAAGAAGACTTTCAGAACAACCCTTTAATGTAAAAAGGATGTGTCTCATCACTCAAAAGTAGAATCGGGTTCAAGGGCAATCCAGTAGGTCAAGTCAAGACCTTTGTTGCTAAAGCTGGCAAGCAGTTTCTGAGAAACCACAACCTCATAGGTACCAGGGATAATCTTAATATTCTCAACCTTGAAGTTGAAGGTGAATTCAGAATTGGTTTCACCAACGACAATAGAGAAATCGTTAGAGGTGTCGTTCTTCTTGTCACGAACAACAAGTTTCACAACACCATTCTCACCAATAGCAGAGATATCAGGCAGTTGATACACTGCTGCTGCTTTCATCAACTTATCCAGTTGATTGGTGTCCAGTTCGAAGCAGACATCTTCACTGGGCAGAGAAATATCCTTGTCAGGTGGGGTGACAATCACATTCTGATCAGCAAAGAAATAT